CTTTTGCGGCGTCTTGAACCATGTCTTTTTGGACATAGCGCCAGGTGTAGGACATACCACCCTTGCGGTGGGATGCGTAGTTCTCGCACAGTTTCCATACGCTGAAAGTGTTGCCGTCTGTGCCAAGCGCGTATTGAATGCCGCGTTTGTTTGTCTTTGTTTGAATCAGTTTGGTGGTCATGATCACACCCCCTGTTTGCGAGTGGCGACCAGGCGGCCCCAGATGTTGCGGACTTCAGCCTCGGGGCTGCAGTAGCGCAGCCAGTCTAAGGCATTGGCGCGGGTCCATGCGCGTTGGCGGGTGCCGTATGAGTCAGTGATTAAGTACATGATCAACTCCTGTTTCTCGGTGGTTGTACGATTGCGAAGTGCTATCGTTGGAAGGATTGTAGCACAACATGGTTTTGACCCGTCAACTCAATCCCGACTAAACTGTGGGGGCTTTACTTTTTTGACAACCCGTTCCTAGAATGCTTGCCACTCGCAATCACCCACACACACAGCCATGAAAACAGCACCCAAGAAAGCAATCTTCATCCGACTGCGACAGGACACCCTCGAAATGCTTGACCGTGCCTGCAAGGCGCAGACCCGCAGCCGCAGCATGATGGTGGATGTCATCCTGCAGGAGACATTGACCAAGCAGTACGCTGACCTGAGCGCCAGGCTGAACAGTTTGGTAGGAGCGCAGCAATGAACCCCCAGGAAGCAAACACACTGCTGGATATGGCCAGGGCAGGCCTGGCGGTGCCAACCGAGGTGATCTCTTGGGCGTTGACAGTCACTGGCGACCTGCTGCAGAGTAACTGGGCTGCCAAGCTGGACATTGAGATCTTTGTGGATGCCATGCGTAGGGAAGGCCTACTGTGACCGCGGCGATCCTTGCCCTGGACCTTGGCACCACGACAGGATGGGCAGCAAGGCCTCTAAACGGGCCTGTAGTGCATGGCTGGGCATCATTCAAGCCTGGGCGATATGAAGGCGGTGGAATGCGCTATCTGCGCTTCAAACGCTGGCTGAGTGAGATCAAGGCCACGCTGGGCGATGTGAATGAAGTTTATTTTGAAGAAGTGCGGCGACACAGCAGCACTGACGCGGCCCATGTCTATGGCGGCCTGATGGCCACACTGACTGCCTGGTGCGAGATGCAGAACATTGCCTACAGCGGCATTCCGGTTGGCACCATCAAGAAACACGCTACTGGCAAGGGCAATGCCGGCAAGCCAGAGATGCTGGCCGCCATGCAAGCACTGGGGCATCCGGTAACAGATGACAATGAGGCAGACGCGCTTGCCTTGCTGTATTACTCGATGGAGGCAAATGATGGAACTTGAAGAGATGTCTGAGGACTTCAAAAACGGCTACAGCCTTGCCACAATGCACTGCAATATCAAGATTCACCATCTGCAGGATGAACTGAATGCGCTGATCGAGCAGCTATACATTGAGCGCGCCTACATCAAGGACCTGAAAGAACTGCTGGACAGGATGCGAGCCATGATGCTTGGGCTGGAGAACAGAGCATGACCACAATCCTCTGCCCGATGTGCGGCCGAACCAAGAACAGGCTGGGCTGCAGAATAGTCTTCTGGCTGGGCGCCAGAACCTGGATCTGCGGCCAGTGCTACAGCAAGCGTAAATGAAGCCACTGCGCCCCTACAGGCCGCCCTCAAACCGGCCCAGCCCCGATATGCCTGTGCTGCTCAAGGCAGAGGCACGGGAACTGCTGACTCACTGGGAACTGACCAAGGACAAGGCATTCGTGGACGCCAGGCTGGCCACGGTGGACAAGCGGTATGCCAAGGGCTGCGAAGAGGTTGTCAGACGGTACATGAGGATGATCAGGCATGACCGTGACGCTTGACAATGTGGTGCCGCTGAAGATCCCGAAGAAGCCTCGGATCAAGCTGCACGAATCGCCACCAGACCAGCGCAGACTCTGCGTGGTGCCAATACGCGCCTGCATTGACAAGCAGATCACGCTTGGCATGATGCGTACCTTTGTGCTGATCTGCAGCTACATGAACCGCTCAGGAATCACCTGGGTGAGCCAGAACACATTGGCATCCAAGCTGGGTATCAGCCAGCAAGGCATCAGCAAGCACCTGATCAAGCTGGTCAAGGCAGGCTACCTGGAGGTCATGCGTAAGCCCAGGCCAGGCGAGCGCACAACCACCTGGCGGGTGATCTTTGACCCCAATATCTCAGGCGAGGATGCCATCAGCCTGGTCAGCACCATCGAGGACACCAGACCGCCCTGGATGAAGGAGGAACAGGCCGCAGCACCAGACCCAGCAGGCCAGCGCAGGATAGCTGACCTGGTGGCCAAAGCACTCAACCAACCCCCCAGAAAGGAACCAACCATGCCAGCAAAAGGACAGTCAAGGACGGTACAAAAGATGAAGGAAGACATCGCCAAGGTCAAGTCAAGGAGGTCTAAGACACAACCTTCAGAGGTTGTATCTAATCCTGTGGATAACCCATCACACACACAACCTCCAGAGGTTGTACAACCAATTGATCTCCAGGCACAACCTTTTGATGCAATTTCTACAACCTCCAGAGGTTGTGCCGAACGAAAGAACAAGGGTATAGATAAGGTTGTTATGTACAACCAGGTTGTAAAAGAACTTTACATAAGTCGACAACAATTTGAAGAGCATTTGGAGTGCATCATCGAAGCCTACCGGATCGAAGGCCTGACCCCGAACCCGGACAGACTGCCGGCCGAGATCCTGCAACTGCACCGGGACACCCAAAGATGAACAGGCTCAGGAAGGCGCCTAGATCGAGCCAGGAGGCGAGATCTGCACCTGGTTGGTACCAGGGTAGCCAGATGGTCTTCCGGCGCCTTGTGGGGGCTATAAACCGGCCTGATCTCAAACCCAATCGAACATATGGATTTTGTACAGACCGGCAGCCAGGGGGTGGGGGTGGTCATGCTGCCTGGCTGGCGGGGGTGGGCAGGGCATGGCCATACTGTATGCGCGTACAGGAAACGACCCCTTGCCCCCCCACCCCTCACCCTAGCGATGGGGGTGTCCCCCAAAACTTTTCCCCGCTTTTCCAAAACTTTTCCCTACTTTTTCGGTGATTGTGTTAGTGTTCATTAACTTTGAAAGGAAGCTGAGATGGCATACGAAATGAAACCTGGGCAGGGATCTGCCTTCAAGAATGACAAGAAGACTGAGGACTGGCATCCTGCCTACAAAGGCAAGGTGATGCTGCCGGATGGCTCAGTGCATTGGCTGGATGTGACTCCAAAGAAGACTGCCAATGGTGACACCTGGGTGGCTGTGAAGGTTGGCAATAAGGTTCAGAATGCGCCTGCTGCTCAGCCGGTTATCAATAATCATAATCAGGCCAAGGCTAATGGATATCAGCCGCAGCAAGACAGTGATATTCCATTCTGATAATGACTAAATCTCGCATTGGTGAGCAAATACCCAGTCTGAAAAACTGGGGTGGTATCAGATCTATCCAGCGCCGGATGGAGAGGTCTGGCACCATGCTTGGGAATAAAGAGGCCATTGCGTATCAGATACTGGCCATGATGAATACCAAGCTGACAGACATCATGTCTTGGGATGAGGATGGAAAGGTCAAAATAAAACCCAGTCACCAGATACCTGAACACGCATTGCAGAGCATTAAGAACATCAAAGTCAGGACTGACCGTGATGGGAATACTTCGCTGGAAATTGAGTTGTTTGACAAGGTGGGTGTCTTGCGGCTGGCGGCCAAGGCCAGTGGCTTGCTGGACAATCCAGATGACAATGACAAGCCCAGTGTGATCGATGTCAATGTGGTGGCGCCAGACTCAAGGGAATAGTATGAAAACCAAAGAAAGAAGCACCAAAGAAGTCAATGCCGGTGGTCTGAGATTTGATTTCAGCAAGTCTCCGGTGATATATGACTTCTTCCAAAGCAATGCATTTGTGCAGGGCATTATGGGGCCGGTGGGGTCTGGCAAGTCTTATGGCTGTGCTGCCAAAATATTCAAGAAAGCTATCCAGCAGAAACCCAGCCCCCACGACAATATCCGCTATACCCGGTGGGCGGTGGTCAGAAACAGCTATCCCATGCTGAAGACCACCACCATCAAGACCTGGCTGGATCTGTTTCCAGAGGCCACCTTTGGCCCCATGCTTTGGACGCCACCCATTACTCACCACATCCGGCTGCCGGCCAGGGACGGTGCTGCTGGCATTGACTGCGAGGTCATTTTCCTGGCCCTTGATCAGCCCAAGGATGTCAGGAAACTGCTTTCGCTGGAACTGACCGGCGCCTGGGTGAATGAGGCCAGGGAATTGCCCAAGGCAGTGATTGATGGGCTGACTCACCGGGTTGGCCGATACCCCACAAAGAGGGATGGCGGCGCCACCTGGCACGGGATCTGGATGGACACTAACCCCATGGACGATGACCATTGGTGGCATAACATGGCTGAGAAGGAAAAGATGTCTGGCCCGTATGCTTGGAAATTCTGGAAGCAACCGGCGGGTATTCTGGAGGTGGCGTCTGATGATTTGCCGGAAAATCCAGAGGCACAAGACCATGTGTTTGCGTCCGGCAAGTGGTGGAAGATCAATCCCAATGCCGAGAATATCAACAATCTGCCCACAGGCTATTACCAGCAGATGTTGCTAGGCAAGAATCTGGATTGGATTCGGTGCTATGCCGGTGGGCTGTACACCTATGTGCAGGAGGGCAGGCCTGTCTGGCCAGAGTATGACGATGGCATCATGTCTGCCGAACTGGAAGCAGACCCTACCTTGCCGATTCAGGTTGGTCTGGACTTCGGATTGACACCTGCAGCCGTCTTTGGCCAGCGGCATCCCTCCGGCCAGTGGCGTGTGCTGCATGAGATCGTCACCTTTGACATGGGGCTGGAGCGTTTTGGACAGCAATTGCTCAGTGAACTGCAGGTCAGGTTTCCAAAGTACGAATGCCGGATTTGGGGTGACCCTGCAGGCCTGCAGCGGGACGCCATTTATGAGACTACGGCCTTCGAGTACCTGAAAAGCCTGGGCCTGAAGGCCGAGCCAACGGCCACCAATGACTTCAAGGCCAGGCGCGAGGCGGCTGCAGCCCCCATGAACCGCATGGTCATGGGCAAACCAGGCCTACTGGTACACAAGCAGTGCAAGTTGCTACGCAAATCCCTGTCTGGTGGCTACCATTTCAAGCGGATTGCGGTGGGTGCCGGTCAGGAACGGTTCAAAGATGCGCCCAGCAAGAACGAACACTCCCATGTGGGCGATGCATTTGGCTATTTGCTCACTGGTGGCGGCGAATATCGACAGCTAACCCGCGGTACCAACCGCACTTCCAGCCAGACTTTCCTGGCAACCACCATTGTGACTGACGAATTCGATGTCTTTGCCTGAATTGCCCACCATGCCGGGTGTCACCTGGGTGCCATTCAACCCCGGCCATGTGGCAGTCATGGACATCAAGGCACAAAACTACCAGGCCATCAGCAAAGCACTCGATATTGGCAAGATGCTGGAAATTCAGGCCAGGTCTGGCCATGCTATCACCGCGATATTGCACGGCAAGCCCGTTGCCTGCTTCGGATCGGTCAAGATCTGGACAGGCGTGGAGGAGATGTGGTGCTTTATGGAGGAGAGGGCCAGGAAATTCCCGGTAATCATGACCAAGGCGGCAATTGGTTATCGTGATTTCAGAGTGATATCCAACAATTTACATCGAATTCAAATAACTGTAAGATGCAGGGACACTCGCGCTGTCAGGTGGGGCCAGGCAATTGGGTTTGAGATAGAAGGCCTGATGAAAAAGTATGGCCCTGACATGGCAGATTTTTACATGATGTCTAGGAGTTGAACATGGGTGGACTATTTGGTGGTGGTGGCGGTGGTGGCGGTTCTGCTGCAGCAGAGAAGCAGATTGAATTGCAAAAGCAGCAGATTGCACAGCAAGAATCGCAACTGTCTAAGCAGGAGTCTGATCTTGCAAAGCGTACCCAGGCTGGCATGAAGGCTCGCCGCGGCGGTGGTCTGCGGTCACTGTTGTCTGCAGAGCGCACCGACTCCGAGTTGGGACTTGGCAATAGCACCAAACTTGGTGGTGGCGCGTAATGGCCGACACAAAAGACAAGATGCAGGCCAAGGTTCACAAGGTGATGAAGGAGTATGCCGCTGGCAAACTCAAGTCATCTAGTGGACAGAAGGTCAAGTCCCGTGAGCAGGCAATTGCAATCGGAATGAGTGAGGCCAGGCAGGCAGTCAAGAAGAAATAATGGCCATCATCTATGTTCAAAGAGAGTCAGAGAATCAGAAGACACAACTTGTCGCCCTAACCCAGAAAGATAAGGACGGCAATCAACTTCTGAATGGATCTGATGCGCCCGTTATTGTTGTTGATGTAAACCATCAGCGACTGCATGAGGGCCGGGCATTCTTTGCATCGCACATCATCAACAATGGAAGCACTCTGCCAAACGGGTCTTCCATTGATTTTGTGTTTGCCGCGGGGCCAGGCACAACAATGCACCTGACCTATGGTGGCGCGTGTGGTGGCGATGCTGAAATCTTGCTGTATGAAGGAACCACATCCACAGGTGGAACCTCATACACACCTCTAAAAAGAAATCGGACATCAAGCACCATCAGCAATGTTGCCATGGTGCTGAATCCAACTGTAAACACCACCGGCACACTGATCTATTCAAATTTGATCATTGGTGGTGGCAAAACAAAAACAGGTGGTGGTGACACAACATCCCTTGAATTTGTCTTGCTACCTCTTACAAATTACATGGTCAGACTAACCAACACATCTGGATCAAACCAGGTGGCCGTTTTAACACTTGAGTGGTACGAATAATGGCAACAAACATGATTGAAGAAGTCGAGGCCGAGGAAGAGTACCAGTGTCCATTGGCCACAAGAGACATCAAGACCAATCTCAAGAACAGAGACTGGGCATTTGCCAATGTTGGATATGGCCCGGCCAATCCCAATGACAACAAAAACAATGAGACATTCTGGCTTCGCAAGAGTGTGATCTGGAACACCTTGCTGGATGAGGCCATGGGCATGAGGTGCGGTAACTGCGCTGCATTTATCCAGACCGAGCAAATGCTGGAATGCATCAAGGCAGGCATTGAGGCCAAGAATCCAGCGGAGGAGTCTGGATATGACGAGGATGTCATTGAGGCCGCCCAGCTTGGGTTTTGCGAGTTGTTCCATTTCAAGTGCGCTGGCACCAGAACCTGCGATGCCTGGCTAGTGGGCGGCCCGATAAAAGACGAGCAGGAGGATGACGAGGAATGAGCAAGTACAAAGATCCTGAAGGCGGCCTGACAGAAGCCGGCAGACGCAAGTTCGAGCGTTCTGGTGAGAGCAAGAATTTGCAACCAGGCGTGAAGGCATCTAATCCAAAGGGCCAGGATGCCAGGCGCAAAGGATCTTTTCTTACTAGATTTTTCACAAATCCCAGCGGCCCATTGGTCAAAGATGGCAAGCCCACTAGGCTGGCACTGTCTGCCCATGCTTGGGGTGAACCGGTTCCCAAAACCGCAGATGCTGCCGCTAGATTGGCGGCCAAGGGCAGGGCCATTTTGAAGAGATACCAAGCAAGCAAGAAAAAGGACTGATATGGCAAAGATGACGGTTGAGCAGATACTGCAGCGTCACAAGATAGCGCAGACCAAGAAGGACGATTTCCGTAGTCTGTATGAAGACGCGATGGAATTTGCCCTGCCCCAGCGCAATCTGTACGGTGGCGAGTACGAGGGCAAGGTGGGCGGCAAGCGCAAGATGACCAGGGTCTTTGACTCAACGGCCATCAACAGCACTCAGCGATTTGCCAACCGTCTGCAGTCTGGCATCTTCCCGCCCCAGCGCAAGTGGTGCCGCCTCGAACCCGGCTCAGACATCCCCATGGATCGGCGTAGCCAGGTTCAGATGATGCTGGATATGTACGCAGACAAGATGTTTGCGCTGCTAAAGCAGTCCAACTTTGACATCGCAATGGGCGAGTTCCTGCTGGATCTGTCTGTCGGCACCGCGGTCATGCTGGTGCAGAAGGGTGATGCGGTCAACCCCATCAACTTCATTCCGGTGCCACAGTACCTGGTCAGCTTCGAGGAAGGCGCCAATGGCCAGGTGGACAATGTGTACCGCAAGATGCGGCTCAAGGGCGAATCCATCCAGATGCAGTGGAAGGATGCCAACATCCCGCCAGACCTGCAGAAACTGATCTCCGACAAGCCCACCGAGGAGGTGGATCTGATCGAGGCAACGGTGCTGAACCTGGATCGGGGCGACTATTGCTACCATGTGGTACATGAGAAGTCCAAGTCAGAGATTGTTTACCGCAAGCTGAAGTCCAGCCCATGGGTGGTCAGCAGGTACATGAAAGTGGCCGGCGAGATCTATGGCCGTGGCCCGGTGCTGACCGCACTGCCGGACATCAAGACGCTGAACAAGGTCAAGGAATTGCTGCTTAAGAATGCGTCCCTGGCCATTACTGGCGTATACACCGCGGCCGATGACGGTGTGCTCAACCCAGCCAATGTGAAGATCACTCCCGGCGCCATTATCCCGGTGGCTAGGAACGGCGGCCCCCAGGGCGAGGCACTCAAACCACTGCCCCGTGCTGGCGACTTCAATGTCAGTCAGATTGTGATCAACGATCTGGTGGCATCCATCAAGCGCACCCTGCTGGACGAGAGTCTGCCCCCAGACAATATGTCTGCCAGGTCTGCTACCGAGGTGGTGGAGCGGATGAAGGAACTGGCCCAGAACCTGGGATCAGCCTTTGGACGACTCATCAACGAAACCATGATTCCCCTGGTCACCAAGATTCTGGAGGTCATGGATCAGGACGGCATGATTGTGCTGCCAATCCAGGTCAATGGACTGGAGGTCAAGGTCAGCCCGGTGTCACCGCTGGCCATGGCTCAGAACATGGACGAGATCAACAACATTCTGCAGTTCATGCAGATTGCTGCAGGCATGGGGCCAGAGGGCCAAATGGCCATCAAGGCAGGCACCGCCATCGACTACATTGCCGACAAGCTGGGTGTGCCGATTCAGGTGCGTACCACCGGGGAGGAGCGCCGCGGTCTGATGCAGCAAATGGCGCAAGCAGCGGCCATGGCACAGCAACAGCAGCAGGCATTGCCGGCACCTGAAGCCGCGCCTGCAGGGGCCATGGCATGAGTGGGTGGGAAGACCTAGAACAAGACCCCTTTACCTTTGAGCCTGGGCAAGAGGGAGTCGATTTGAACCTTCAGATGGCCAAGACATTTGGCACAGATGAGGGTCAAAAAGTGTTGGCGTGGCTGCGACAGTTTTATCTGGAGCAACCGTGCTGGCAACCAGGCGCGGACAGTTCGATGGGAATGTTCCGAGAGGGACAGAACAGTGTTGTCCGCGATATTGAAAACCGTATCAGAAAGGCTAAACAAAGATGAGTGATGCAAATGACAACCCAGGCCTGCTGGCTGCTGCTGCCGATGAGGAAGCGCCTGCCGAGCAGACAACCGAGGGCCAAGAGCAATCAATCAACCATGTTGCAGGAACAGAACAGGATGATGCCCCGCTTGAGCGCCCTGACTTCTGGCCAGAGAAATTCTGGAAGAAAGAAGAAGCAGCCCCAGACCTAGAGGGCATATCCAAGTCCTACATTGAACTGGAAAAGAAGTTCAGAGCAGGTGGCCACAAGCCACCAGAAAATGGCCAGTACGACATTGGCAGCCTTGGACTCAAGGAAGATGACCCCGTAGTCAAAAGCTATGTGGGCTGGGCGCAGAGGTACGGCATCAGCCAGACCGCCTTCGAGGAACTGGCCAAGGAGGTGACCGGGATAGGCGCCAATACCGTGGCCGAGGCCAAGCAAAGTGTCCAACAGGAACTGGAAGCACTTGGCCCCAATGCCAAGGCCATAGTCACTGATATGGCCAGGTGGGGCAGGGGCATGGTTCAGAAGGGCATCTGGGGCCAGGATGAGTTCAATGAGTTCACCCGCTGGGGAGACACCGCCAAGGGCATTAAAGCGCTCCAAAAGCTGCGGGAAACCTACGAGGGCAGGGTGCCCACCGAAACGCTCAAACAGGATCCTGAAGGGTCTATGAGCAAGGAAGAACTGGACGCCATGGTGGCAAACCCAGAATACCGGAAGAATCCGGCCTACCGGGCTAAGGTAGAGAAGTTGTTTGAAAAGATGTATGGTTAGGGGGCAGTTGCTATTCTCCATCTAAGGGTAAACCCTTAGTTAAGCCAGGACTTGTGCCTGGCTTTTTTTTGTGTTTATAATGTTGGCGTTGCTGTGGCAAGTAACAAAGATAGACCACTTACTCATGTATCTCGCCCAAAGGATGTCTAGTCCAGCGGGTTGCCACCGGGATACAGCAGTAAGTGGTTTTTTTGCTTCTACGGCAGCCGTCAGGGCGCGTCAGCTAATGGGCCTGCATGGGCCGCACCCAGTAAACACCGGGACTGGTACACCCCCAGGAACTCGACTAGCCTGTCAGCTAGGGACTAGGGTAGACATTGGTACACGGGTGGTAGACCAAGCCAATGTCGGATGAATAGCTGCCTCATGGGTACTCTGGGTGGGACTACAGATCAGTCCCTTCGGGAGGGGCGGGATACCAAGCTATCCACCCTTGGGGAACCTATGTCTAAAAAAAAATACTTGACACATCCTGAATTTGCCTATAATGGGGCATGGACAACCGCAAGGCCCATGACGGCTGTAATCAGCCCAGGGGTGCGCTGTAAGGCACAAGTCTAGGCCCAGAGTATTCTGGACAACCGTTGACGAAATACTTTTTTTATCAACTGTTTCTAGGAGAAACAAATGGCTATTTCGATTTCGAATGCCTTTGTCACCCTGTTCGATACCGAGGTTAAGCAAGCCTATCAAGCCGATGCGGTCTTGCGTAACACCGTCCGGTTGCGTACTGGTGTAACGGCATCTACTCATAAGTTCCCCAAGATTGGTTCTGGCGTTGCCCAGGTTCGCATTCCGCAAACCGATGTGACTCCGCTGAATGTCACCTATTCGCAAGCTACCGTCACCCTCAGTGACTGGATTGCTGCTGAATACAGCGACATCTTCAACCAGGCCAAAGTCAACTTTGACGAGCGTCAAGAACTGGTGCAAGTGGTTTCCAAAGCCATTGGCCGCCGTGCTGACCAACTTGTTATTGATGCGCTTGCTGCTTCCAGCACTAGCCTGACTGTGAGCAACGACATTGGTGGCACTGACACCAACATGAATGTGGCCAAGCTGCGTGAAGCACAGCGTCTGCTCAATGCAGGCAATGTGCCGATGGAAGACCGCTACATTCTGATCCACGCTTCCAACCTGTCCAACCTGCTGTCCGAGACTTCGGTAACCTCCAGCGACTTCAATACCGTGAAGGCACTGGTGCAGGGCGAACTGGACACCTTCCTGGGCTTCAAGTTCATCACCATTGGTGACCGCTCCGAGGGTGGTCTGACTGGTGGCGGCTCTGGCTCTGACCGTGTGGTATATGCTTACCACAAAAATGCTGTTGGCATGGCCGAGGGCATGGGCGTTCGCAGTGAAATCAACTACATCCCCGAGAAGACTTCTTGGTTGGTGTCATCGATGTTCTCTGCGGGCGCTATCGCTATCGATGCCGGTGGCATTGTCGCAATTACCTGCCGCGAATAAGGAGTAAATTATCATGGCATTTGATAAAACAAGTCTTTATCCCTTGGGTGGAAATCCCAAAAAAGGTAATGCTCCTACCGTGTGGGCGTACTGGACTGCTGACTCTGCAGCTACTGTAGACAGCGCCGGGTACTTTGACAATGGTTCGACTACCAATACCGGGATGCGTAATGTGATGAACATTGGTGACATTGTTCTGCGCGTTACTGTTGATTCGGTGTCGGCACCGACATCTGTGACCTCTGCTGGCCTGCACATTGTGTCTGGCAACAGCAGTGGTATTGTGGATGTCAATGACGCCACCACCATTTCGACAACTGATACCGACTAATCGGTAATCAACTAGACAGGCCAACTCTTAGTGTTCTAGGGGTTGGCCTTTCTTACATGGAGAAAACCGAATGGCCAGTGGTGATACAGATCTCAAGGTTTGCTCAGATGCGCTACTGATGCTGGGCGCAAAGTCGATCACCTCATTCAATGAGGGAACCGATGCATCCAACATCTGTGACCGGATCTATCCAGACCTGAAGAAGGCCACGCTCCAGGCATACCCCTGGAGTTTTACATTCAAGAAGGTTGCGCTGGCTCAGACTATCAATACGCCAGTCAATCAGTACAGATACGAATACCAACTCCCATCAGACCGATTGGGTACGATTCGCCGGGCCTACAACAGCACCGCGGTAGGTGCCAGGACATTTACTGACTGGACAATCCAGGGCGACAAATTGCTGACCAATGAGGAGACTGTGGTCATCGACTACCAGTTTCTGCCCACCGAGGCTGAGATGCCCAGCTACTTTGTCCAATTGCTGAAGTACATGATGGCATGGCACCTGGCAGACCCGATCACAGACCAGGTGACCAAGACCCAGTATTGGCAGGGCGTGGCCGTTGGTGCGCCGGCCGAGAACAACCGGGGCGGGTTCTTCCGCACCGCCATGGTCATTGATGGGCAAGGCAATGTGACCCCCAGCTTTGAAGACTTCAGCCTGGTTGCGGTGAGGTACTGATGACCCGGCTTGTCCTGTTCCAGACCAACTTTAGTAGCGGGGAATTGGATCCCTTGCTTCGAGCCAGGGTTGATCTAAATCAATACCAGAATGGGGCTGAGACACTTACCAATGTGGTGGTGCAGCCCCAGGGTGGGGTAAGGCGCCGGGGCGGCCTGAGGTACCTGTACGAGTTGCCCAGTGCGGCCAGCCCGCAGAATGGCACCCGGTGTGTCCCATTTGAGTTCTCGGTGGATGACAGCTATATGCTGATCTTCACTAACCAGCGGATGTATGTGTTCAAGGACAAGACGCTGATCACGAACATCAATGGTAGTGGAAACCCTTACCTGGCAGTGTCTGCGGTAACCAGTTCTATCCTGTCAACCATGTGCTGGACTCAGAGCGCGGATACTCTGATTATCACTCACAAGGACATCAACCCGATCAAGATTGTGCGGGGTGGCACAGACGCAAGCTGGACAGTCAGCAACATATCGTTTGTCAGCGTACCAAAGTATGCATTCACCATTACCCTGTCCAATCCTGCAGGCACCCTGACACCCAGTGCAAAGTCTGGCGAGGTCACACTGACGGCCAGTTCTGGCGTATTCAGTGCCGGGTCTGTTGGCCAGTACATCAATGCCAGCCCCCAGGGCAGGGCCAGGATTGTGGCGTATACAAGTGCCACAGTGGTCAGTGCGGTGACCGAGATACCATTTTTTGATACCACCGCCATTGCCAATGGCAACTGGGAACTGGAGTCTGGGTACGAGGATGTGTGGTCTTCCGGCAGAGGCTGGCCCAGGACGGCTACCTTCCATGAAGGCAGGCTGTACTTTGGTGGCAGCAAGAGCAGGCCAAGCACGGTGTGGGGCAGCAAGGTTGCCCAATTCTTTGACTTCATGCCTGACCAGGCATATGACGATGATGCTGTCGAGGCCACCCTGGACACCAACAGTCTGAATGTGATCATTGACATTATTAGTGGCCGGGATCTGCAGGTCTTCACTAGCGGAGGTGAGTTCTATGTTCCGCAATCAGGCCTCGATCCGATCACCCCCACCAACTTCTTCGTGAAGGCAATATCCCGCAATGGCAGCCGGGAAGGCATTCGGGTGCAGATCCTGCAGTCCGGCACACTGTATGTGCAGCGCCAGGGCAAGGCATTGAACGAGTTCCAGTTCAGCGATACAACGGCTTCGTATGTGAGCCAGTCCATCAGCCTGCTGTCCAGCCACCTGATCAATAGCCCGGCTGAGTTGGCACTTAGGAAGGCCACCAGTACCGAGGAAACCGATACCCTGTTTATGCTGAATGGGGATGGCACCATTGCCAACTACTCTATCCTGCGACAGCAGAATGTGGTGGCCCCCAGCAAATTGACCACAGATGGCCAGTTCAAAGACATTGGCGTGGACATTGAGGACATCTATGTGGTGGTCAAGCGCACATTCAACTCGGTGGACAAGTACTATGTAGAGGTCTTTGACCAGACTGTGTTCACTGACTGCGCCTTCACTGGCGGCGTGGCCACCACCATTTCGAGCCTGCCACACATTGGCAAGACCCTGAATGTCAAGGCAGACGGCTCTGTGCTGTCAGATGAGGTGGTCAGCGGTGGTGGCTCAATCACCATGGACAGGGCAAGCACCACCAGCTATGAGGTGGGCCTGCCATTCACGGTCAGCATTGTGACTTTGCCGATTGAGCCGCGGTTCCAGGCCGGGCCTCGCACCGGCTTTGTCAAGCGCGTCATTGAGGTCAATGCAATCCTGTATCAGACCCAGCACATTGTGGTCAACGACAACCTGGTGCCGATCAGGACACTGGACACTGGCGGCATACTGGACAATGATGTGCCGGAGTTCACTGGAACCAAGCAGATATCTGGCATTGGTGGCTATGACCGAGATGCCCAGATTTCGATCACACAGACTCTGCCCCTGAAGCTGAACCTGCTTGGGATGGAGTACAAACTGAGCGTGTATGGAGGTTCATAATGGAAGCAGTTGCACTTTGGTTTGCTGAAGCTGCAGGAATAGATTTCGCGGCCACTGCAGCGACATCCGGTGGAGTCATTGAGGCCGGGTCTATTGCAGCGGGTGCGCCAGTTGCCACGGCCGCCACACCTACCCTATTCACCGCGGCCAATATGCAGCTTGCCGGCAATGCGATTAGCGCATTCAGCAGCATTGCCCAAGGCAGCGCACAGGCCGACTATTACCGGCTGCAGGCAGGCCAGGCAGAACTGCAGGGCCGGCAGAATGCCCTGAACTACAACCGGCAGGCATACCAACTGCTGGAGCGCCAGGAGCGTCTGCGGGGAACCCTAATTGCCAGGGCCGTGGCCGGCGGCGTGGATCCTTTGTCAGGCAGCCCCATGACCGTTGCCCAGTCCAATGCATACCGTGCCGGCAACGAGATGCAGATCCTGGAAGAGAATGCCCAACTGGCCATTTCTGGTGGCCTGGCACAGTCTCAGAGTTTGCGATACGCGGCGGCCACCAGCGAGGAGACTGGGTGGCTTACCGGGGCTGGCAAGGGACTGCTTGCCGGTGCGGCATACAAAGGCGTCAAGATCCCAAGCATGACGGCATAACATGGCAACCCTACCCACATACGAATACGCTGGCGCCCAGTACGCTGACCTGCCAAAGATCAGCACGGCGCCACAGCAAGCGGCCGCTTCCGGCTGGAGTGTACTTGGCCAGCAGTTGGACAGGATGGCTGCATTCTTTCATCAAGAAGCAACTACCGAGGCTCAAAAAGCTGGCGCCAAATATGCTCTAGAAAACCCAATCACACAGGATCAATTGCTTACAGCAATTGGTGCAAAACAACCTCCCAAGGTTCCTGGTGCAGGCACTGTGTTTCAGGAGTCATATCTTGAAACGCAAGGTGCGGTTCTTAGAAGTCAATTGCAAACACAATTGCAGAACAAGGTCACATCATATGCAGCAAAGATTCAGGCTGGATTAGATGTTGACATTCAGGCAATGCGTGATGATCTAAGGTCACAAACCGATGGATATGCTGCAGCACTGAATCAATTAAGTCCAAATCAATCAGTTCAATTTAGGGCGTCTGCAGCAACGAATGGATCCTTGCTGTTTAAGGCGGCAACAGAGTTTGAGATTAAGAAATTTGTTGCCCAGCGCGATGTCGAATTAGAAAAACAAGTCAGGGAATCCGGCCCATTGATTCGGCTGCAGTTTGAAGCAGCGGGTCAAATTGATTCACAAACAAACAAGCAAGTTGATTTTGGCATGATGATTCAAAACATCATGAAGCCTTTTTACGATGCGGTAAAGGTGAATCCTGATGCCAAAAAATACATTGTTGACATGGAGAAAAAGATAGAGAAAGAGGCGCAGCAATACCTTGCAAATCTTGCAATGGAAAAAGACTTTGCGCCAAACGACATTTCTCGCGGAGAAAGAGTTCGCAAGGGAGACTTTGGGAACAAATCAATCATTTACAAAAGTATGTCATTGGATCAGCAGGAAGGCGTCCAAAAGCTGATCAATGAAAGAATAGACAGTCTTAGCAAAGCCAGGCAGTCATTTCAGGCAAACGAAACATTTTCTGCCAATGCGATTGAGAAACAGATCTACGCAACTAATGATCCCAAGTTGATGAAAAGTTTACTGGCTCAGATGAATGAGTTGGCAGTTGACCCATCACACATCAAGCGAGCCAGGGAATACATTGAGCATCAAATCAATGATGGGCCAAAGAATGATGACCTTAATACATTGGCAACCATCACAAGAAAGATGGCCAATGGCGAGGCGACTCCACAAGATGTCATCACGGCATCAAGGCAAGGAAAGCTAACAAAGGCATCAGCAAAGACGCTGATCATGAACATTGCTGATCCAAAGGATGACATTGCCTTTGGCGTCAAAGTCATTGATGGTGCGGCGCTTATTGGAAGAGAAGGCGCCCCACCAGAAATCAAAGATGCCGAGGCAAGATCTGCTGCGGTACTGGCGTCACAGACATCACGGCTGGAGTTGATGAGATATGCCAGAACGCTTAGGCCAGATGGCACATATCCGACTGCTGCGGAAATTAGAGCAGAAGGACTCAGGCTGGCGAGTGGGGTAAGAACATTGATGTCTCCCATGTATGAGAGGACGCTAAGGGATGTCGAAAGTAATGTGAGGATGCAATTAGGTAAGTATGGTGAAAACCTGAAGATTGATGACAATGCTTCGTTTGAAGCGGCCATTGCCGAGGCAGCAAAAAATAAATTAAATCAAAGCAGCATTGCAGCAGCAAGGGCAGCCAGGGAAAATTATCTAAGCATCAAGAAATCAATGGATCAGAGCAAATGAAACAACCCACTCTAGCCGATCTGTATTTTGATGACGAATTCATCAGCACTTCTGGAGTTGTCCAGGGATTGATGAGTGGCGCCAAGGATGGTGATCAATCGTATGTGATTGACAAACACAACGATGGAACAGAATCTGTCTATTACACAACAGAAAGCGGGACTCGATACTTTTTGGGTGTCAGGAATCCTGAAGACATCCAGCTTGCTGCCGGGCCTAGCCCGGTGGTGAGCGATGCAGGTGCTGCTTTCGGTGTGTACCCTGGTATGGGCAAGCGCACACAGAAAAGTGACACTGGCGAGAAGATGATTCTTGGTTTGCCTGATTTGGCTGCTGGTGGTGTTAAGGGACTCATAAGCGGAAGTGTGGGTGGGACTGGAGATATTCTTGCCATTGGGCGCGGTTTGTATGAGATTGGACGCAGAGGTGGTGATCAGAGTGTGCTTGATGCTTTCCTTCATGGAATGGAACAAGGTTTCATCTTGCCGACTTCTAATGATGTAGACAAATGGCTTACCAAGCAATTTGGCCCAGTAGTTCCTGCAGGAACAAGCGCATTTGGCCTGACGCCAGAAGAACGGCAGACTGCCGCAACGGTTGGCAGGATTACAGGTGAAATTGTGGCGAACCCATTCACTGTGTTAAAAGCCGCACCGATGGTGGGCAAGGGCATTGCCAAAGGCGCAGAGTACCTCGGCCCCAAAGCTGCAGAGTTGGCGCAGCAAGGCATTGAGAAAACCATGGCGCCAATGATGCCCAGGATTGTGGAGCAGGGGCCATCCATGGGCGATGCTGCAAAAGCTGCAGCACCAGTAAGTGATATCGGATTCTATTCGGCAGTGGAAAAAGCGGCATCCGGTCTGCAGCGCAAATCAGGGACTGGCCAATCATTCCTGAATGACATTTCCAAGGGTGAGAATGTCAAGGCAGACGAGATCAAGTGGATGGGATTGGATGATTTCTTGAGAGACAAGAAGAATGTCACCAAGCAAGAGGTACAAGACTACATTGCACAAAACAGGGTTGATGTGCAGGAGGTTCAGCTTGGTGGCGCACAACCTTATGACAAAAATCGACTTGCACAACTTGAATCTGAGTACAAGACTCTGGAGCAACATCCAGTTGATGATCCAGCATTTGGCGAAGAAAAATATGACGAGATGATCCGCTTGATGAACATCCGCGATCAAAGTACAACGCAATCGCTATATGACGCAGCAGAGCAGGCAACAAGAAGCGCACAACGCGCACAGCGTCAAGGCAACAAAACTACTGCTGAAAAGTATTTCCGCGAGGCTGAGTTTCTTAATACACGCGCAGAAAAACTAGACCTACAAGGTCAAGGCATGAGCAACCCGCCCAAGTTCGGTGAATACACCCTACCCGGCGGCGAGAACTACCGTGAGATTCTGCTGACTTTGCCGTTAAAGCAAGAAAAAGGATTTATGACGCCAAATGGCGCATTTTTTTCAGAGGCTGATCTTGCTGACCCGATTGTAAGAAAAACTGCTGAAAAAATTGGATTATCTCCAGCATTTAGAAATGTTGGGGAAAAGTATAAATCCTCCCATTGGGAGCAACCCAATGTCCTAGCCCACATCCGGGTCAATGACCGTGTGGATGCTGATGGCAAGAAAATGCTGCTGATTGAGGAAGTGCAATCAGATTGGCATCAGGCCGGGCGGGAGAAGGGGTACATTCCAAAAGACCCTATGGAGCAGCGTCCGATTGATGCAGTCCCAGACGCCCCAATGAAAGACACTTGGTATCAGCTTGCTTTGAAACGCGCCATGAAGTATGCAGCCGACAATGGCTATGACCGGGTTGGTCTGACTACTGGCGCACGACAGGCTGAACGGTATAAATTAAGCAATGAAGTTGACGAGATAAATGTTACTGGTCGCACTGATGCTAGAACGGGAGAAAAGACAAGATCAGTCGCGTTAGATTTGAAATCAGGAACATCTTACAGATTAGGCGTCAACAACGATGGCGTAATTGATAATGTAAATATGAGTGAAATAGACAATTTCAAAGGAAAAAAACTTTCTGAAGTTGTTGGTAAAGATATTGCAAAACAAATTATGGAAGGAAGTTCGCAAACAATAAAAGGCGAAGGCCTTAACATTGGAGGCGAGGGCATGAAGAAATACTACGATGAGATTTATCCAAAGTTTCTTGATAAATACGGTAAGAAGTGGGGAGCCAAAGTCGGTGAGACTAGCATTGAAACACAGAAGCCAACCATTGAAAGAAGCGGCACAGCAGCATGGAAAGTTTCAGGAAAGACTGAACCAATCCGCTATATCGACATTACGCCTGAGATGAGGGCATCGACCTCCAAAGGACAGCCATTATTTACCGCAACAGGTGTCGGCGCCGGTACTGCCGGTGCTACAATGGATGACAGAAAACAGCAAGGCAGGGGTGCTGAATAATGGCCATCCAACCGCTTGATCAAAGAATTTCTGAAATGGTTGCAGACCAGCAACCATCGCCCCTTGATGTCCAAACAGAGCAAGACATTGCGGGTCAGGATGCTGCCTTGCCAGAAGAAAGGGACGAGCAATACGCAATGCTTGGTGGCCTCATTCGTGGGGCAAAGATTTTTAAGCAAGGCACCAAAAGCACAGAAACATTAGAGACTGTTGTCAAGGAAAACGAAAAGGCTATTGAGACAATACAGAAACAAACAAAAACAACTAAGCCTAGAAAACCAAAGGTTGCGGAGGAACAACCAAAAGAACCGATTGCACCTGCAGAGACACCAACCACAACAAACATCCTGCCAACAGAACCAAAACCGGAGCAAATTACTCCCCTGGTTCCAGAGGCGCAACCAATCAACTTGGCCATAGAGCGCCAAGATCTGATACCTGAAGTCAATCCAGAAAGGGTAAAAGAGTTTCTTTCTGGGAACCTGCCAGATAGCGCGCCATTTGATATCAGTTTCAGAAACATCAAAAATCCAGATGACATTGACTATGTTGTCAGGAAGACTCTTGAGGTGTTTAAGGATCCAATCTTTCAGGCCAAGCGCGGAAAGATATCTGACGATGAATTAAATAGCTTGGCCGCCAACCTTAACCATCCACCGGATTTGTTGAAGCGTGAGATTGGTACGGTTTACAACGCGGAAGAATTGCAGGCAGCAAAACTAATTCTTGCAGAATCAAGCCGAGAGATTGAGAAAATGCGGCAGCAGATTACTGCTGTGACAAAAGCAGGAAAAGAAGACGCCGCATTGTTGATTGACTTTACCAATCAACTTGGTAAACACGCCGCCATGATGATGAATTTCAAGGCAGCAAAATCCGAGGCTGGACGAGCATTGAGGGCGGCGCGTGTTTATACAGATGCTGAGGGCGCTGTCGATGTCAATGTGCTAAACAATCTCATTGCAGAGATGGGTGGCGCAAATAACATCAAGAATATGTCCAACATGATGGAATTGTTGAATGATGCACAGAAGGCAAAATTCATCCAGACTGGCGGGACAAATCTACAAAAGTTAGGCAGCGCTTGGAAGGAGACATGGATGTCTTCTTTGATGTATGCGCCAGCAACATGGGAAAGGGCATTCTTTGGTCAGGCACTTCTGACATTTGTGCGGCCATTTGATACGACATTTGCTGCTACTGCTGGCCGAGTTCTGGATAAACCGCTATCCATGGTGATTGGCAAAGGTGAAGCGGAAGATTTTGTCACATCAACAGAGGCTGCAATTGAACTTGCAAATTTCATTACCTCAATTCCCAATGGCTGGAGGGCAGCTTCCCAGGCATGGAAAACAGAAATGCCTGTCTATGGGGTTGGCAAAAATATAGACACCCTACCTGATCCTGCAATTAGCGCAAAATTGTTTCAGGATCCCAATTCGCCACTTGCTCATGCCGTTGACATGGCTGGCAAGGTTATTAGATTGCCATTTAGGAATATGCTCTTCATTGATGAAGGCACCAAGGCAATGGTTGCCCAGATGGAATTGAGAAGAATTGCGGCAAGAGACGCCTTGTTCTCCATCAAAAATGGTATGCCAACTGATGATGCCTTAATGATGATGGCAAAGAACATCACAGATCCAAGCACAGAAACTTTGGAGATGGTTAATAAAGCCGTCAAAGAAGGAACGCTGCAGTCTGATCTTGGTAGCTTCGGCAATTGGGTCATGAAGACGAGGCAGGCATTAGATCAAAACTTTACCGGACTGCCAGTTGGAACAATACTTGCTCCATTTGTTAAGACCGTCATCAATGCTGAAAAAACACTTTTGGAAAGGACACCATTAGCACCATTGATGTCAGAGGTTAGGGCAGAGATAGCAGCAGGAGGCGCCAGGAGACAGATGGCTCTGGGGAAGATTTCTCAGGGATCTGCGCTTATGGGCATGGCCTACTGGATGACTACAGAAGGAATGCTAACAGGACTTGGCCCTGCAGATCCAAAGATGCGTGAGTATCTGAAAAACGAACTTGGATGGCAGCCATGCTCTATCAAGGCCGGCGACAAGTATTATTCAATAGCAGGCCTTGAGCCTATTGGTGGTCTGCTATGTTCAGCGGCAACGGTTGCTGAAATTGGGTCTGTGTATGGCAAGGATGACGATTCAGAATGGGGTGATCTTTTACTTTATTCTGCGCTTCTGCCATTCAAATATATTGGCCAATTGCCCATGATGGATGGACTCGGCAAATTCGCTGACATGATTCAGGAACTAAGCAGAGATCCAAAAGGGGAAAAAGCTGGAGACACAATGAACAAGTTTTTTGGTGGCTTCACGCAAAATCTTGTTGGAGGGGTTGCTCCATTCCCGATGCCATTTGCAGCACTGCTTAGACAAATTGAACGCACAATAGATCCGACAAAGAGAGATGTTACCGCTGACCCTAGCTTGCCAATGGATGTCAGATATTTTGATTTTGCATTCCGCAACTTCCTGGCAAATACACCATTGTTCTCTGATCAGGTAAAACCAGTCAGATCAATACTAGATGGCGATGAGGTAACGGTTGGAACATTTGGTGCATGGCAATGGCTTTTCCCGTTCTCTGTCAAAACAGAAAAGAATGATCCGCTTGCAAAAACATTAAAAGATCTTTCTGTTAAGCGAGGAAAGATGATTTTTAATAAACCAGAAAAAACAATAGAAAACATCAAACTGAATGACAATGAGTATTCTGATCTAACGCTATTCATGGCCACCACCCGGCTAAATGGGAAAACATTGCGTGAGCAGATTGGCCAGGATGTTTCTGCCTTTAAGACTGAAACAGACGGCAATAGATTCTTGGGTCTGGCCAACAAGCTATCCAGCACGGTTAGCGAGTACAAAAAGGCTGCAGTTGAATCACCAGAATTCAAGGCACTCTATCCAGACTTGGCTGCACAGATCCAAAAAAACAAGATGAAAGCAGACCTACACATTGACAGAATTAAGCGCGAACCGCAGGAGTAAACATGGCATACCCAATATCAGATGTAACCAGGCGAGTGGTCTATACCGGCAGTGCCGGTGTTGGCCCGTATTCGTTCAGCTTCGAGGTGCTGGCTAACACCGACATCGAGGTGTACAAGAACACCACACTGCTGACACTGACCACAGATTACTCGGTCACCATCAATGCCAATGGCACCGGGTCTGTGACCCTAGTAAGCGCAGCAACAGGGTCTGACAACATCACCCTGGTGGGCGCCAGGGCCATCGAGCGCACGACAGACTTTGTGACTGGTGGTGACCTGTTTGCCAATACCTTGAATGATGAGTTTGACAGTCTGGTTATCTTTGCCCAGCAGATTGATGAGAAGGCAGACCGCGGCCTCAAGGCGCCGGTCACTGACCCGACAGATGTCAATATGACATTGCCTGTGAAGGCAACCAGAAAAGGTACTGTGCTTGCCTTTAATGCAACATCTGGAAACCCAGAAGCAGGCCCATCAATTGCATCTGTGGAGACGGTTGCAAATCAATCTGCCAACATCAATACGGTTGCCGGTAGCATCTCAAATGTAAACACTGTTGCAACCAACATTAGCAATGTCAACACAGTCGCTGGAGTGTCCGGCAATGTGACCACTGTGGCTGGATCAATTGCAAATGTGAACACTGTTGCTGATGATCTGAATGAGCCGGTGTCTGAGATAAACACGGTGGCCGTCAACATTACAAATGTAAACAGTGTTGGCAATAGTATTACCAATGTAAATACAGTAGCAACAAACATTAGTGCTGTAAATACAAATGCAACAAACATTACTGCTATTCAGAATGCCGCATCCAATGCTGCTAGTGCAGCATCTTCAGCATCATCTGCCAGCACTAGCGCAAGCAATGCCGCCACTAGCGAAAGCAATGCGCTTACCTACAAAAATTCCGCAAACACAAGCGCAAGCAATGCGGCAACATCAGCAACCAATGCAGCCTCAAGCGCATCTAGTGCATCATCATCAGCAAGTACCGCATCCACGCAAGCAAGCAATGCAGCATCTAGTGCATCTAGTGCATCAACATCTGCAAGTAATGCAGCGTCATCTGCATCAACTGCCTCAACTCAAGCAAGTAATGCGGCAACATCGGCTACAAATGCTGCATCATCTGCAACTAGTGCAGCAACATCAGCAACCAATGCTCAGTCGGCAGCAGATTCTGCTCTTGCTGCTCTTGATAGTTTTGATGATAGATATTTAGGACAGAAAACATCTGACCCAACTTTAGACAATGATGGAAATGCACTTGTTGCAGGCGCGTTGTATTTCAATACAACAAGCAGTGTGATGAAGGTGTATGAAGGATCAGTCTGGGTTGCTGCTTATGCATCATTGTCTGGTGCTTTACTTGTTGCTAACAACCTGTCAGATGTTGCAAGCACAACATCAGCCAGGACAAATCTTGGCCTTGGTTCACTTGCTACCGCAAGTAGTATCAACAATGCATATTGGTCTGGTACTGATTTAACAATTGCAAATGGTGGTACAGGGGCGTCTGATGCTGCCACAGCACTCACTAATCTTGGTGCTTATGCTGCAAGCAATCCAAACGGATACACAAGCAATACAGGAACAGTCACTAGTGTTACGGGAGGATCTTATCTAACTGGTGGCACTATTACTACAAGCGGAACCCTTGCTGTTGATGCAACCTCTGCAAACACCGCATCTAAAGTGGTGGCCCGCGATGCTTCTGGTAATTTCTCTGCTGGAACAATTACTGCCAGTTTGAGTGGTAATGCAACCACAGCAACTACCGCAACCAGTGCAACATCAGCCACAACTGCAACAACTGCAACCAACCTCGCTGGCGGCGGTGCAGGTCAGGTTCCCTACCAAAGTGCATCAGGCACAACAGCTATGCTGGCGGCTGGCACCGCTGGTCAGGTCTTGCAATCAAACGGTGCTGCTGCACCTAGCTGGATAACCCCATCCTCTGGCGGCGTGACATCCCTCAATGGGCAGACGGGGGCAATTACTGATACTACTCTTTACGCAATTGGTAGTTATGTAAATGGCAGACCACAAAATGCTACAAATTACACGGTTAATTCAACAATAGCTGGCAGTTCTCTATATGCAGCCTCAAGTGGTTGTAGTCTCCTTCTTGATTGTGGAACTTGGACTTGGACTAATACTAGGGTTGGTGGGAATCAAACTTTAGTAAATACTGGATCATGGCGATGTGTTTCTCCAGCACCAGGAAATGGAAGCTCAATTGCAGAAAGTGGTCTTTGGGTTCGTTATGCTTAAAGGAAAATAAAAATGTTTACATACACAACAGTTACAGATTTAATGTGGACAGATGCCGAACACTCATCAATCACTTGCATGGTTAAGTTTGACCAATTTGTTGAGGCAGTTCCGTTTGGTGCAAACCCAAATGATATGTATGACCACACCAAAGAGATTTATGCCAGAGCAGTAGCGGGTGATTTTGGGGCAATTGCTGAATATGTTCCACCTCCCCCGCCACCTCCAGCCCCCGCAGAAGAACAACCCACTACGACAGGAACTGAAGAATTGTGATTTATCCCGGCAGTTCACCTGAATTCAGAATCTTAGTTAAAAAAGATGGTGCCCAGGTATTACAAGTCAGATATATCAATTCAAATCAAGGCTATACAGGTAAATGGATGGATGTACCAATAGTTAAGGAAGAAACATGAACACCGTAGCACCACGCCACGCCTTTACCTACGATGGGGCGCAGTTAAATATCTACCACGCCAACAAGGGTGAGGGACTGCCACGGCATGAACACTCTTATGCCCACGCCACCTACTGTGCTTCTGGATCGTGCGTGATTCGCAAAGAAGGCATTGAAAAAGTGATCGACAAGACCACGCAGCCAATCAGCTTGAGAGCAGCGGAGTGGCACGAGATTGAGGCGCTAGAGGATGGCACGGTGTTTATTAATGTCTTTGCTGAGGGAAAGTATTAGAAATGTCTGAAGAATCTTTAGACACAAAGTTCTCTGTGCATGAAGCGGTTTGTGCCAAACGCTATGAGGCAATTGAGAAGCGACTCGATGATGGCAGCAAGCGCATGAGTCGCATTGAGATACTGCTATACATCACCATTGCTGCGGTGTTTCTTGGCCCTGGTGTGGCGGCAATGTTCGTCAAGAAGGTTATCGGAATATGATCGATCCTGTCTCAGCCCTAGCCGCAGTTCAGTCGGCAGTTGCCCTCATAAAGAAGGCAAGCAAGACTGTGGACGATGTTGCCAGTCTGGGGCCGATGATTGGAAAGTATTTTGATGCCAAGGCCACAGCCACCAAAGCAGTCAGGGAAGCAAAGCGAAAAGGTGGCTCCAACATGGGCAAGGCTATTGAACTAGAACTTGCCATCAAAGCACAAGCCGACTTTGAGCGCGAACTGCAAGGACTATTCTTTGCAAGTAATAACATGGACATCTGGCAGAACATCATGAAGCGGGTGGCAGAGATGAACGCTGCTGATGTCGAGGGAGCAAAGCAAGATGCGATTGCCGAGGCAAGGCGCAAGCGGCGAGAACAGGAACTCAACGAGATCATCCTCGGCGTTGGCATAGCGATTGTGGCTGGCATCTTCTTGGCATGGGCGGCGTATGAAGCAATTACCTTTTGTTCTGCTGCTACCGTTTGTGGGCGATGAACAAGATCATCATTGCATTTGGAATTGTGGTGATGGCATTGTTCTTAATAATTCTCGGTGTAGTTGACTCAATGCTTTCTGCATTTCCAAGGCGATGAGCAAGTGGTGGTGCAAGGAAATTCAGGACGGCTTTGCCAAGTGGTTCAAACTGTTTTGCTATGGGTGCGGTGCGCTATGGTTGTTGGACTTGTTGCCAAAGCTGCCAGATGAGTTGGCCGCTCCGATTGCTGAGAGGATTGTTGGTCTAGTCAAATGAGATTCTTGCTGATTGCAACTATCCTGATCCTTGCTGGGTGCGAGGATAGGTATCGCTATCCCTGCCAGAATCCCAAGAACTTCTACAAGCAAGAGTGCCAAAAGCCAGCTTGTTTATTCAGCCAGCAATGCCCTGAGTACCTAGTTGCGCCTATACTGGAGAAGCAAGTTGGACAACAGCCTGAAAACAAATAAAGACTACCTATCGCCTGACGCAATAGAAGTCAGGGTCTGGGCATTTGTGGTGGTCATGGTCACACTTGTGCTTGTGTTTATCGTTGCCATGCTGCTGTATTCAGTCACCTTTGTGACTCAGCCAATCAAGAGCATGGCTCCTATCGACCAGGCCTACACCAAGATGCTCAACGACATCGTGCTGCTGATTGTTGGTGGCATTGGTGGCATCATGACAAAGAGAGCGGTCAAGAGTGTGGCCGATATAGTCACACCATCACATCCACCAAGCGCACCTCCGACTGCAAGTTCACCAGCACCAGTTGCAGCCGGTCAATCGTCAGCACCTGCGACACAACCATTTGGCCAGCTACCTGTTTGGGTGAACCCACCGCTCGATGAATCGTGGACTCCTGGCCCACCGCCAACGACACCTGTTGACTACTTACCGCCTGAACGCGATGATATTGCACAGGAGAGAGCGGCTGCAAGGAGTGAGACATGATTGGGTTACCTAATCCTTATCTTATTTTAGGCGCAGTTGTCACCGCAGTCACGGTCTATTTTGTCGGCCATCATAAGGGATGGGCGCAGCGGGATGCCGAGATGCAGGCAGAAATTGCCATCAAGAACGAGGAATCTCGGCAGAAGGAACAGAAACTTACAGAGCAAATCAATCAAACTGCAAGCAAACTTTCGGAGGCCAATGATGCTATCAACCAAAAACAGTCTGCTCTTAATCGCGCTATTGCTGCTGGCAGGGTGCGCCTCCCGACCGCCAGTTGCGTACAAGCCTCCCCAAGTTCCACCCCTCCCGCCGGAAATAGGGAAGAAACAAGAAGCGAACCTGACCGACAGACTGACCAAGCTACTGATGCCGAGCGAGCAACCCTCGCAGCCATCGCAGAAATAGTGGCGCAGGGCGACAGGAACACACAGCAACTCAATGCCTGTATTGATGCCTACAACAACCTACGGGAGACACTGAATGGTAAGCAGTGAGCAGTTGCAAAAGCTACACATTGGCGCTGAGTGGGCCGATCCGCTGAACGAAACCTTTGCCAGGTTCAACATCAGCACACCGATCCAGCAGGGCGCATTCATTGGACAGTGCGGCCATGAGTGTGCCAATTTCAAGGTGTTGAAAGAGAACCTGAACTACCGGGCAGCCACCCTGATGAAGTTGTGGCCAAAGAGATTTCCAACGCTGGAGGTGGCCAATGAATATGCCGGGCAGCCAAAGAAGATTGCCAACAAGGTCTACGCCAATCGGATGGGCAATCGAGATGAGTCAAGCGGTGATGGTTATCGCTTTGCTGGCCGCGGGTGCATTCAGCTTACTGGTAGCACTAACTATTTTAACGCTGGCAAGGCTCTGGGAGTTGACTTCTGGGCTGATCCAGACCTGGTTGCAACGCCCAAATACGCGGCCCTGACAGCAGGTTGGTTCTGGTCAACCCATAAGTGCAATGAAGCGGCACAAGCGCAGGAATGGGGCCGCCTGACGAAGATCATCAACGGCGGCACTATCGGCCTCCAAGACCGCATCAAGCATACGCTTGAAGCTATTCAAGTCCTGAGTTGATAATCTTTGAAAACTGTGCCTTTGCTGGCATCACCTTTCCAACATTCTTTGACCCAACCACGCTTGCCTGATTTGTAAGTGCGCCAATGTCCTCTGGCTTGATGCCTGCGAGGACTTGCGTGTGTACCACCTTGCGGATCATTCTTGGCTTTTGCGGGTTCAATATCAACCGTGTGCCAATCAAATGTCAAAGCAGACTTGCCTTTTGCTTGGCGTTTTTGGTTAATAAATGTGCGCTGCGGAGTTGGTTTATATGCTTGTTCTTTTCCAGCCAACTTAATCAGTACCGCATAAACCATGCGTAAGACTGGCAAGATTTCATCTTGTGTTACCTCTTTATTGTTGTTGTAATACCGCATCCCATCATCTGTCAAAATGTAGGCAAAAGGCGCAAAATACTTTGTTGGCGCGATAGTGCAACCAGCAACAGTTACGCTATTTTCGCCAGCCGTAAGCCACAGACTGAACTTCCTGTTTTTGCTATCCAATCCAGCGATACCTGTACGCTTAAATGGTAGGTTCATTACTGTTTCTGCTGAAATGTGTTTGTCAAATACTGGCTCCATCATGCCAACATCGAACCATAAAGCGGATTCAGGCTCTGGAGCAAGTTTGACTGCCTCACAAATTAAAGGTGTCATGTGTTCTTCTCCTTGAGTTTGGTGCACTCCATGCCTTCCCACTTGCACACAGGTTCTTCCTTACACTGAATGACAAAGCCTTCGATGTCACCATCACCGCCACATGACTGCACTTCATAGCCGTAGTCGCCGACTTGTACGATTAAGGGCTTGGATGGGTCAATGTTCATGCTGGTATCGTTGCCATCAATCTTGTCCCTTGTCCATGTCTTTGCCGTGTCCATCATGGCTTCCATGACAAACCACATTGATTGAGATTTCAGAATCATTTTTTCTCCAGTTTTATTTGAATTCTTTTGAACAGTTCAAACCTTGCAGGGTTGTCGTTGGTATATGTCCCCCAGCCCGCATAACGCATTTCGTTCTCTGCTTCACGCAGTAGCTGGTAAATTTCGTCCGAGTCTTTATTTACAGCATCATGGATTTCTAAATATGGGCATTTTTCGCAAGTCATTGTGGTTTATCCTCGTCTCCAAAATCCATTTCTTGTGGGTGTTCAATGTCATCATGGACGATGACACCATATTCGTCTGCTGGCAGAAATCTGCCACACACTACGCAGTAATAGCCATCGTTCATGTGTCACTCGCTACGTCTGCTTGAATTAACTGTGCCGCAACCTGCCAATAGTTATGACGATCCTTTGCCATGTCGTGCTGGATCATCAGCAAATTGACGATGCGCTGGCGCTCTGCCACGACTGCGGCATCCTTGGCTTCTTGTAGTTCACGCATCACTTCAATCACAGCTTGCTCATGTTTCAACAAGATTGCTTGGATCATCTCCATAGGTGTTTCAATCATTGCCATCGCTGCCGCCTTGACCTTCTCTTGCTCAGTCTTGGCTTTGGTGATTGCTTCTTGGTGTAGCTTTGAAAGTGGTTTCATGTTCTTTTGTTTGAGTTAACTTTTCTTTGCTTTGCTGAATGCAATGATGTTCATTTTGAACAGCACATTCTCAGCGGTAGTCAGGCCAGCATTCTTGTCCACCTTCTTGCTGGCATTCTCCACCCCACGCTTAACATAGGCCAGGTGGGTCATCCACCTATCCAGATCAGACCTGTCCTGGTTGCGCCAGTCAAAGGCATTGCCTTTGGACTTGACCACATTGGTACCAGGCCAGAACCGCTCGCCACACAGTTCCAGGCACTGGCCCACAGGGTAGTTGCAGGGAATGTATTCACACACCATTTTGCGCCCCAAGTGTACGCAGCCGAGACTGATAGCCAGAGGTGTGCTTGACACGCTTGACCGAGTCAATCATCTCGAGTGTTTTCTGATTGGCCTCTTTGAATTCCTTGAGGATTGTCATGCGTTCCCTGGCTGGCCGCTTGCCTGCCTTGAAGATCTTGTCGGCAACGTCCTCGTATGCGTCTTGCCACTCTTCGAGGGTGGCGTGTACGCTGTTTGGCGTGTCCTTGCCTGGCACAAACACAGCGAACCCGTCGCCCACGGCAATCGGCTCTGGCTGCCACGGCTCTTCGGCCACAGGCTCTGGCTGCTGCACGACCTCTTCGATCTTGACCACCTCTGTGCCAGGCATTACCACGGCCTCGACTGTGTCGGCCATCATGGCCTCAATTTCTACTGGGTTGTTGGTCCGCTCAATGGCAGGCTTGGCCATCATGTCCAGCGGATTGCGTGGCGTGATGTCCTTGGCCGGGCGGGGCTTGGCCTCATCTGGGTAGTCCTGGGCCTCTTCCGCGGTGATCAGTCCCTTGAGAACATCAGGGAAGGCGTCCCGCAAGGCGAACCCCCTGGCCCGCATCTGCAGCATCCGCTTGGGGTAGGCCTGCCATGGGCCTTGCTTGCCCCACAGGCCTGCCCGCTTGGCATCCTCGACACTGAAGGTGGCCGTCACCGGCTTACGGCCCTTGCGGTGCGCTATGCAGACCGCTACAGGGTTGGGCGTACCCTCGCCATCCACCCGCTCCTCGACACCCTCGCAGACCGGGCTGGCCTGCACCAGCGCCATGGCTGCATCGCCGTAGACCGATGGCTTGCCATTGATCACGGCGATGTTCTGCAGCGCCTGCATTGGCGCCAGGCCCATCTCATAGCCCCACTGCACACAGACCAGGATGTCCTGTGGCTTGCCCTGGTAGGCCTTGGGAACCATGCTGGACTCTGCCAGCATCTGGCTGAACTGCACGGCCTCGGTGAGGGTGGCCGGTGCGAAACCCTTGGTGGTAGTGATGTTGCTCATTTAAATTTTCCTTCCGCTTTTTTGATTGCTTTAAATGCTTGTTTTGCTTCTAAAAGTTTTGCTACATCTGTGTGTATAACCGTTTTCAATAATGCTTTAAGTGCTTCTAGCAAATCAGGTGCCGCTGCAATCAGATAAGCATTAGCCACTTTTGAAGCAGAACAATCAATGTACTCATCTGGAATGTAGAACCCGTCATCATCTCTTTCTGGATAATTACCATCCTCATAAAATTCTTCCGCATTCACAGATACGAGCGTATGAGTATGTGTAAGAACTTGGTAGCTAGTTGTGTCATGTTTATCGCGGACTATGGCGACAAGCCACGGGCCATCTGTATGTTTGCTCATTTTGCTTCCTTGATAGTGAGGGTGGACTGACGAATGGTGTAGGCCTCTTTGGCCGGGACTGTCTTGGCAGGCTGGGCCTTGTAGCTGCGAGTCGGCCAGGAAATGCGCCACTGTCCGGCAATGCCGGTCTGATGGTCACCCATCTTGCGCTTCAGGGCATCCTCAAAGATGTCCAGGTCAGCCTGCAGATCCTTCATCTTGGCCCTGGTGTCCATCACCTTGTCGGCAAAGTCTGCAGCATCCTTGTCCAGTTCGACTGGCTCCGCATCGATGGGGTATGCACCCCGGCCATCAGTCCACCGCTCACCCTCCTGGGGTGGGTAGTAGTCAACGATGCCGGACTGCTTCCACACATCCAGGCGGCGCTGGAAGTCGGTGGCCACCTCGGCAATCTTGTTCAGAGTTCCCTGGTGTGGGGCAAACAGGAAGATTCGCAACGCGGTGCCGCGGTACAGAGTAGCGATGGCACCCCACTTGGCACCGATGATGTCCATCTGTGCCTGCAGTTGGATTGGGCCGCGCCACAGTGGCGGCACATCCTCCACATCCATGCCGGTCAGCTTGGCCTCGATGGCGCCCACGCCTTCCAGCGTGATGCTGTCCTGGCCGATCACATAGATGCCCTTTTCCACATCTGTGGTGTAGACCCGGCCCAGCCCATTGCCGGTGCCATCCAGGCTGCAGCAAAGGGGCAGGGTGGCATGAAACCGGGCATCTGGATGCTCGGTCACCAGGTCAGCCAGTTCGAGCCTGGCGGCCGCCTCGCGCAGGATCAGCGGTTCCAACTGATTGCCCCAGCCCATGGCCTCATTGCCATCAAAGTCGGACTCAATGCCCTTCTCCGCGGCGATGCTCAACTCCAACTCATCATTGGGTGTGCGGTACTTGCTGATGCCCATGACACTGGGCAAGCGGGATGCCGACAGCATGGTGTCTGGCGTTACTTTATTGACCATTGGTTTCTCCTTCTCCGGTCAGTTGATAAACCCTGACCACACGGGCGTGGGCCTGGGGATGGGTGGCCTCGGTGAATCCGATGGCCTTGAATTTTTTAGACTTGAAGACGGCGCCTAGCACTGAGGGGTGCATTCCTGCAGGGATCTCAACCCGTTGCCGAACCTCATTGATGCTAACCGATCCCTGTTGCCGGCAGATGTCGGCTGCAATGGCCCTGCACCTGGCCAGAAAGACTGCATCTCTGGCCTCGAACAGGGACAGTTGCGTGTCCCGAATGTGCTGGCCGGTCACTTCCATGTTAGCACCATCACGATGACTGCAATGCAGGCCACAATGTACAAGGCAAAGTCAGCCGCGGCCTCGGCGCGGCGCTTGGTTTTATCCTCCAGCAAGGCCCGCTGCAGCAGCAGCATGGAGTCGCTCATCTCAATACGCTGCGGCGGTATGTATTCCTTGCCGATCTCGACTTTTCCTGTGTTGTATGGGACTTGTTTTTTCATGCTAGTTCTCCTGGTTAAATACGGGCAAGCAGATTGGACACCTGGCTAGGGTGCCATACCTGGCCACCGCGGGGTGTCTCAACGCAACGGGCAGTCAGCACCTGGGCGATGTCGCGCATGGTCTTGGCGCCAGACTTGGCAATGATGTCGCGGACGATGGGGCCAACGCGCTCGGCATAGGCCGCGGCCCTGGCCTTGATGGACTGGATGCCCAGGGCGCCTGCCTCGGCCAGCTTCGGGCTGCCCAAGACCTGGCCACGGGCCTTGGCTGCAGCCAGGGCGGCCTTGGTGCGGTCAGAGATCTTGCGGGCCTCCCACTCGGCAAAGACCGCTGCCATCTGCAGGAAGGTGCGGTCTGCCTCTGGCATATCGGCGCAGACAAAGTTGACGCCAGACTCCAGCAGGCCGGTGATGAAGTGGACATTGCGGGCCAGCCGATCCAGCTTGGCAATCACCAGGGTGGACTTGGTGGACTTGGCCTTGGCCAGTGCTGCAGCAAGCTGCACCCGGTCATTCTTGCGGCCAGACTCCACCTCGGTGAACTCGGCCACTAACTCGGCTTGGCCAATGTGCTGGGCCACGGCATCACGCTGGGCCTCAAGGCCAAGGCCTGACTGGCCCTGGCGGTCTGTGGATACGCGGTAGTAGGCAACATACTTGGTCATGATCAGGCACCCCTCTTGGATTGAGCAATCTTGCGCTTGGCCCAACTAGTGGCATGAGCCATTGCCAGATCGTATGTGCGGAAAGAGTAGTAGCGAACACTGCCGCCACCTTCAGCGCGGCTGATGCATTCGCACCAACCATCTACGCGAACCTTGATGTTGTAGGAATAACGCTTGCGGTCATACGCAATTGGCAGATCAGCGCAAACAAGGCGAGATGTAATTTCGCCGCCGGGTTGGTATGTTTCGATAAATTCCATGATCAACTCCTGTATCTCGGTGGTTGTACGATAGCACCGTGCTATCGTTGGAAGGATTGTAGCACAACATGGTTTTGACCTGTCAACACATTCCCGACTAAACTGTGGGGGCTTTACTTTTTTGACAACCCGTTCCTAGAATGCTTGCCACTCGCAATCACCCACACACACAGCCATGAAAACAGCACCCAAGAAAGCAATCTTCATCCGACTGCGAC